GTCAGCCTTTTCTTGCGCCAATCTAGACGCCATTGGTACTAAGATTAGAAAATGTCACCATCCCAAGGGAGATCATCCCAGGGAGTCCTAAGGTAACATTTAAAGTCTATTGATTCCTCATGTGGGAGGGTCACTTTAACATAATCTATGTCATAGGGAAGAAGGGGGCCGGGTGCAGCGTGGTGATCGTGATCGGTAAGATCATACACCGCGTTGACTGGTTCTTCGGAAGACACGGAGTCTGCAAAAGGATGCTTCACCTTATCGTGAAGGGTCCCTCGCACCTTCCCAGGAAGGGGTAACTGAGTAGTGAACCTCTCAGTGCGACTACGGAGGTAGCTGTACAGGGTACGCTGACACTTGTTTATCCGGAATCTATAACCTTCTGGGGGATTAATCCCGAGACCTCCTGCGGATATAGGCAGGAAGTGATTTCTGCGTCCAATTCTCCATTTTCTCTTAAGAAAATAGAAAAAGATGTCTTCGCCGTAATCATGGATTCTCTTACTTAAGTCGGCGGCGACTAAGTACTTAAATGATTCCTCCTTCTCACCTAGAACCTCGAAACTTGGTGGCACGCCATCAAGAATCTTGTTTGCAATGGCAAAGAGGGGACGATGATTCTCGGAAGGGAACTTTATACCTTTACGCTTCTTCCGAAGCATAAGATTATAAGCTGCCTTAGGGATATCATTGTAGTGAAACCATTTTCTGGGGTCCTTGATCTCGAGAAACTGACCTGGAAGGAAATCTCCTTTGATTTCAGGACCATCATCTTCGGCACCAACACGGCTCATTACCTTATGATTCTCAATGTAGAGACCACTGTTAAAGGTGGTAACTTCAATAGGAATGGAAGGAGAGTGGAGGGTACCCCGATGGATGCCGGCAGTAAAGACTACTTGGCGGACATCAACCCCAGCTATTGACTCAACCTCCGACAGGTACTTGACCTGATTCTTGAGATTGTAGTGGTAGGCGGTGGAGTTGATGTTGCAGTAAGTGTCGTGGATATAGGTCTTCCCAATCGAAAGGGTAAGCCCATACCTTGCTGCAATCTTGGAGTAAAGGTCAAAGTGATCACGGCGGATGATGCCAAGGAGGTCATCACCATTAATGCGGACATAGTTTATAAACTCCTCGAATGTCGGAGGAGTATTGGGCCTGGATTCATCTAAGAATCTCGCCCAAATGCCAGCATTAGCAAGACAAAGAATTATAAAAGACATGATGGATCCCATGAGTTGACCGTTTCGCTGTAAAACAGGGCGAAACGTTACGTCATAACACTCATAATCACCAGCAAGAGCGCGCTCATCATTCCGTTTAACTTGGAGGAGGGAATTCTGCTCAGCCGTCAGGAATGACAGGCCAAGAACAGGGTTACCTTTCTTGTCAAGTTTTATCTCTTCCCCTCCCCCCCGACTAATCATCTGAACACAGACGTGTTCAGGAGCGATTGGAACCGGGGAGTAGCGGACGTAATGAGGCTTCAAGGACTGCTTAGCTGCCACAATAACATCGTCTGGAAGGCCTTCCAGTATTCTATGAAGAATACTAGCGGATAGTCTAGCAGATAAGTTGTCTGTGGCGGCCTTATAGTCTGCTGATAAGAATACAGGGTCATCGATGCAAGTAAGGTCTTTGGGGACAACGGATGAGATGTCCGTAGGACCCTGGGGTCGGCCGATAAGATGGAATAACGGGATCTTTTTAAGGATCGTATGTAATTCCACTTGGAGGCGCTTGCACTTATAATAAGTCTTCGCAGGCCCTGCGGATACTGTCCTGATCTTGAGCGGCTCTTTAATGGTGGAGACTCGGCATGTAGCTTCATCACCCACAGCACACTCGGGCAGCATACTCGCAAGGGAGGGGGACTGGAGATCGGGTGAATTGACAGTCTGATGGAGGTTGTCCAAGACTGGAATACACCGATTTATGACTATACCCTCGCGGGGGCTGTAGTCCATGCTATAGAGATCATATCCGATCTCATAGCCTACAGCAATCGCTATGTTATAACACTCCCAAAGATCTGGAGTAAGAAGAACAAGTGAGGGGTCGTCAATGGGAATCTGAGAGCTCTCTTCAGATTGTTCAAAATCTTCTGCCCGCAAGGAAGGATCATCAAGGGTTGAGATCAGTTCCTCGGACCGGGTCCAATCGATGCCAAGATCATCAATGCCCATGAGGCATCTTTTGATTATGGCAGTACGTTGACCACCTTGGGAGCGGCCCCCTTCGAGGCAAGCATGGCGAGAGACACGAGACAGATTGCGGCTGAATGACTTATGAATTTTCTTATTAACTAAGCTGAGAAGCTCAGTAAAATTAGGATTATTCATGACGGCATTCAAGTCATCATCTGATAAGGTGTCCTCACCACCCATTGCTGAACGGTGGTCAAGAAGATTAAAAATAACTTCCTTTGAAGAAAGAGGAAGACATGCTCTTTTAGCCTGAAACCAAGACATGAAGAACCAGGTGTTTTTCTGCGAAAACGTAGATAAACGATGCTGGAACCATGTGTTGAACCTTCTAGCAAGATTCAAGCCCCGAAGGGTCTTGGGTTGGGCAGGAGGAGGGCTACTTAAATATTTCGCCAAGGGGAACACAAGGAGCCATTTGGCCAGTGTTACCCATTCATGTTCTGATCGCGCCTGATACAGATACCGAGACAAACTGGTATATGCGAGGAAGCGAAGCTCTTTAGGACAGTGGTGGAGACGCAAAATTCCACCGAGGCTTGTAACAAGCCGGCGAGTGAGGCCTTCAGCCTCATCAAACAATTTGCACCCCTTCAATGAGATAGATGCCAGAGCGTTGTTGATCATATCAACGTCTTGTAATGCAGTTGTAATACCTGCATTACCGGCGGCCAACCTGTGTTGGTCCATCGATTTGAATTATTTTGCTTAAGAAGCAATACCGTCCAGTCACCGAGGTAAAGGTGGCAGGATAGTTGATCTAATTCAGCAGCTAAGATAGGCTTGGGTTCAAACCTGAGTTGTTC